GAGGGCCGGTATTCCCGCCCCGGCCAGGCGGAGGAGGTGCTGTCCGGATACTTGTCCACAGTATCATTGTAGCATCTTGACATTGTTATGTCAACTACTATAAACTATTATGGGGTATTATGTTTTTCAGCGCTTTTCGGTGGAGTAGAAAGGTGTGCGGCTCAGAGTACCCGATTGATGTTGCCACCAACCACCACGGCAGGCAATCCACATACCGCAGAATCAACAGTTTCCGTCCCAGTTCGTCCAGTGGCGCTTTCGTTAGCTCCCTCCGAATAATTTCTCGTTCTATCTCCCACTTTTTTGTCAGCGCCGCAATTTCCTGCGTTAATTCAGCAGCCACTTGTCCCGCCGAAATCGGTCCGGCGCCGCCCTGGACTGGTGTTGCAGATAGATCGGGGGAGCTGACTCCGCCTGTCTCTCGCAAATCGTCCAGTTTGTTTTGCAGGCGTTCGATTTTGTTATGTATTTCCCGCGCTGCATTAAGCTCTTTTTCTGTCAACGCCGAACCTCCTTTGCAACATCCACCACATATCACAGAACCACCAGTACCATTCGTCGCAATCAGTTCCCTTGCAGGATTTCCAATAGCATTGGCTACACGGCGTATTTTTCAACGTACTTCCCATAGGATAGTCCCTCCTTTTCAGCCAAAATCACCACTTCCGGGATTGTTAGTTTCGGCTTTCGCTTCGCCTTTTCTGCTCTCATTGCGTAACGTTTTTGCAAGTTCCGTGCGTTTATTGCTTGCCTGTAGCACGCGTGGGAGCAATACTTTTGACTGTTGTTTTTGCATGTAAATTCTGCGCCGCATACGCAGCAGGTTTTAATCATCGGCATCCTCCGGCTCATTCCGCATCTCCTCCCTCTAAACCGCGCCATTTGTAATTGGCGCATTTGTCTCCATCCCACTCCACCCGCCATTTTTCCTCCCGGCAGGGTAGGAGGTTTTTACAGTTTACGCACTGCCGGGCTAGGTTTCGGGCTTGGGTGGGGGTCATTTGGAGTTACCGTCCATTCTTGCCCCGCAGTTACGACAAAAGGCATCGGTTACTGTCTCGCCCTCCTCGGGAGACGGGATATATTCGTCGCAGGCTGAACATTTATATCCAAACTCATCTACTTCCCACTCTCCACGCACCACAGGCACAGCGTCTATTGTTGGGCAATTCTCAACACAACCTAACAGCTCAAAGTGATAACTTGTATCTAGGGGAATTGCCTTCGTTTGGTGGAGCCATTCATTGATTTGCTTTACTGCTTTGTCAGCATCTATAAGCCGCATATTATTCCTCCTTACATTCATCTTTACTGCCATATTCAGGGCAATCTTTACCGCAAAGCCCTTTGAAGCCGTATTCTTCGCATGCCGCCATGAACACCGGAAGATAGCGTCCTTTGTCGCGTTCATACAGGGCGTTTACAAAGTTCTGCATGGGGTCATGTGCATCTCTCGTGCTATTCCTCTTTTTATACTCGACCGTTACGATAGTGTCGTTTTTGCTTCCTCCGTGCGGTACAAGAAGTATTCTATGTAATTCAAATCCGCGAGTCTTGCCTACACCAGAACTGTTCCACCCAAAACATATTGCTTTGCCGCCCGGCTTTAATATTCGGGAGATTTCATCTAAGTGCCGGCTTCTCCAACTTGCTTGCGTGGTTTCTTGTGTGACTTCTCGACCGAACCCCTTATAACATTCAACTACTTGACGCAATGAATACGGTGGATCATATAAGACACCATCTACGCTTTCGTCAGCAAACTGTTTTAAGAAATCCAAAGCGTCCATGTGATAATCGGCGCAAATTTCGGGATTTAAGTCATTTATGATTGTGTTTTCTGTGATTCGTTTCCCATTACTAAATGGGTCTACCCATAAACCACCGGTCACTTCTTCTTGTAACAACTTTTTGATAGGTGGTATCGAGAATGTTTCCTTGTTTGGCATCGCCCATACGCGCTCTATGTTAATGTTACTATTCCTCCTTTACTGGCTGTTGGAGCCAGTCGAGATATTTTTCAACGGATTTCCAGTATCGGTTGCCTCCGTTTTGCTCCCATAAAAACCTTGCCAATTCCTCATCGCTCATGCTCCGTATGCGGTCGGCGTTTGTTTTCTGAATGGTCTCATCCACCGCACATACCTTAACAGCTCCAAACAATCCCCTTTTTAACAGCTCCGCTGCTTTCGGTGTGCACTTTTGAATAAGTTCCTCCAGCGTCAGCGGCTCGTTCTCCGGCTGGGCGCGGCGGTTCCACTTAGAAGTAGCTTCTGCTTGGGTTTCCTCATACCATCCTATATTGCACGACTTACAGCCAACAGCCCATGTATATGGTTCATTCGTAAACGGGCTTCCGGGTATTTCCTCTATGTCCGCTTCGCCTCCGCAAAACGGACAAGGTAGTAATTCACTCATTGTTTACCTCCAGTTCGCGCCCACACATAGGGCAATAGTTTATGTTAAATATTGTCAATTTACCCTTTGCGTCCATATAGTGAATGTGCTTATTATTTGCAGAGAGATATAGAATAGCTCTGCTATTACCATCCTCTCCATTATCAATGCTCTTTCTGACTTGACCGCAATACCCGCACCCTTTCTCGCGCTCGGCTTGAGCGAGTTCCGCGACACGCTCGGGAGTTAAGCCCGAGTCCTCGTAGGCGGCAATTTTTTCTGCTATCGCGGTTAATATCTGAGCAACTGTACCGTCACCAATTGCGAATCGCGCGGCTAAGTCCAGTATGTCATAGTTACCCTCGAGATCTGCCGGATTTTGAAACAGTATCTGTTCAAGCCCGTCATCGGGGCGGTATGATAATCTCTCCATATCATACAAGCTCCTTTGTCCATCTATTTTTCATTTCTTCCGGCGATATGTAATAATTGCGTCGGCGCACCCCTGTCCATGCCACCCCTCCAGCTTCACCCTCGTTTACGAAATTTGAAGCCCTGAGGGACGCGCCATTTTCTTTATCAAGCGTGTATGTTATGATTTTTTGATAGCCCATGTTTTTGGCAATTCTGCAACAAGCCCCGTACAGTTTAGAACAAGCGTTATAGGTTCCGTCTGTGCAATTCCTGTATATTTCGAGAGTGATTCCGTTGTCAAAATGCCTTGCTATCGGTCGTCCGCAAATAGCAACCCCGCACAACCTGTCATCGTCGTAACACGCTATCGCGAACTTTCCACCAACTGGTGGTATGTTGTGGCGATGATGAAGGCGAACAAACTCTTTTGCATCTTTTAAGTGTATTGGTCTGATAGACAACACTTTGCTTTGTTACCCCCGCACTTTACACCAATTCGATAATCTCGCTTATCTGTATCCCAACAACTTGGAGCCGAACATTGTCCACCATCATCTATAAAAAATCTGTCGCATTTGCCCCATTCCTTATACGGCTGTTTGAGCCAGTCGAGATATTTTTCATACGTCGAGAAATACGGTGGCTCATCACCCAAAAACCTTGCCAATTCCTCATCGCTCATGCTCCGTATGCGCTGCGCGTTGGTAACAATATTTCTGCTGTCTTTCGGCGTTTCAACCGGGCAACCGTCAGGGCAATCTTCGCACATGGGGCAGACCCTTGTTTTTAGTGCGAGTTGTCGCGCGTCAGCCCGGCGGTTCCATGCGGCTTCGGCTTCTTCGCGGGTGAGGAATACTGTTTTGCCGAATTCGTAATACTCCGCATTATTAAGGCATTTCGCCGCTTGGTCAAGCTTTGCCAGGAGTTGGTCTATCTCCTTGTCCCTCGCCGTTACCTCGTCCATGTGGCATTGTACCTCATATTTCCAATCGCCAAGTTTCGCCCGTAGTTGCTCATTCTCTGCCTGCAAGGCTTTATTCTGAACTGTTGAAACTGTTGAAGCTTCGTCTATAAGCATATAAATCCAGTCAAGCATAAGAGATACTTTTGTTTCTTGCTTCCATGATTGCTCTCTTATTTTGCTTTTGAGCGCATCAGCATCAATCAACCTCACGTTATTCAACCTCCTTCCCCTCCACCAGCTTAAGCGGGCAGTCGTTTTTCCTACTCTCGTAAGGAGGTTGTGGACAGTCGCCGCCCACTGCACCGCACCAACTATATTTTTCTGTTCTTTGTTGGATACAGGGACACTGCCAACAACTCTCCGGCATCTCCAACTCTAATATTGCTTTAGCCATCGTGTTCGACCTCCTTCAACAATTCCGGCAATTCCTGTATCGGAAATTTCTCATACAGCGGACGCTTGACAAACACCGGTACACCTGCTGACTTGCACTGGTCAATTATACTTTGTACCCATTCTGGTTTCGGCGGTACAGCTCCGGGGCCGGTCTGTTGGCCGATGATAACCCAGTCAGCATGATGTAATGAATTGCGTAAAAATATTTCTTTAATCTCACTAGTTAGTGGTTCAATAGATAGAAACCTATTTGCTCGTTTGCCTTTTGGTGAATATTCGCCTGTCTTTCTGTATAATTCCGCTGTTTTTATAACGAAGTTGTTTTCATCTGTTACAGTAGTCCCAAACCACATATTCCAACGATAATTAAGTTCACTTCTATAAATCGCTGAATATTTTTTAGGATTCTTTGTAAGGAACAAATATTTATGCCAATCTGCTTTTTGACAAGCATCATATACCTGTCTTATCCACTCATCCGGCACCCATGCTCCGAATAAGTCGGCCATGCTGCATACGAATATTTTTGACGGCTTCTTAAGCTTCTGTGGTTCATCCAAACGGTAGCGGTGGAATGTGGGAGCGAAACCATACGGATATGGATTTATTTTTCCGTCGATTTTATAAAAAGGTTGGTATAAATCATGCCATTCTTCGTCGTTTTTGTCTCCAAATCTTTGAACTATCCTCCTGGCATAGCAATATTCACACCCATGCAGGCAGCCGGTGACCGGCGACCATGTATAGTCGCACCATTCAATTCCATTTTTACCTTGCTTGTTCATCGTGTTCGACCACGCTTTCCTGACAATTCGGGCAAACGTCCTCCCATTCTCCCTTGTATTTCTGGCTTTTCCATCCATTATTTTTCTTGTATCTCACTGCATCATAAAAGTCATCAAACGTTTCTGGCGCATTTTCGCCACATATGTCGCAGATTAATGTGTATAAACCACTAAATTTATCAATCATCCTTCCTCAACCTCGCTTTCCTCAGAGCATAAATACAAACCACCATGAAAGTTATTTGAAATGTTGTATACTTTTTTATGCTTATTTCTGTAAACCACCATCAAAGTTGTTTACCCTGGTTTTTTCATTCATCTAATCGCTCCTTTCATTACTTTGCATGTGGATTTAGTTGTGGTATAAATACATTTAGTGTGTCGGTCATGCTTCTAAGGATAGCCCTTAACTGGGCTGTCCTTTATTCAATTGTCAAGGTACAATCTTCACTGCGTTTCTTATCTGCCGTCTTGTGGAAATTTCATAAAAGCCATCCAATGAGTGTTCATGTTTTTCCCACTACGATGTCCGAAAAGTGGCTTGTATTCTTTCCCTATAGCGTCAAGAACTTTACTAAGTGGTATCTGAACTTCTGACCATTTGAATATCAATACTCCGTAATCATCAAGCACTCTCATGCACTCTGCAAATCCGTCATGTATCATGGCCGGCCAGTTTTCATCAAGACATCCATATTTGAGCCTTGTCCATGATTTTGGTCCTGCCCATGTTAAGTGTGGTGGGTCAAAAACAACTAGTTTAAATGATTTATCTGGGAATG